CGAAGAAGCGTTTATACACAACACAGTTACTTTGGATTATAACAGTACTAACCCATCTACAGGTGCGACAGAATATGGTTCACATCAAATGAATATTTTAGATTCTGATATGGCTGATGGAGCAATAGTATCAGGCCAGCAAGATCATCCAGTTAGATTAGGTGATATTTTATTATCTCAATCAGGGCAGATGATTATTGTTACCTCTACTCCAACGACTGCAACAGGCCCAACATTCACTGCTCATCCATATCCAAATTGGTCGAGCGTTGCTGATGGAGAAACTTGGACTATTATAGGTAACGAATGGGGAGAGAATACTGCTCAACCAGAATCTATTTTACCAAGAGTTCATGAATATTCTAACAAATGTATGATTATTAAAGAATCATTTGAAGTTTCAGGTACTGAGGCTACTAACGTGATTTACTTTAAAGTTGATAGTCAACACTTTGGTTCAGGATACTTATGGTACTTAAAGGGTGAAGCTGATACTTATAAAAGATTCATGGACTATCAAGAGTTGATGATGATTTTTGGTAAGCAAGTTGATGGAAATACTAATTTAGCTTCTGCAGTAGCTTCTTCTTCATTTACGAATGGAGGTATTAGAGGTACTGAAGGTTTATTAGAATTTATTCAAAATAGAGGTCAATCAATGGATTTAGGATCATCTGCGATTACTATGGCAGATTTTGATGCTATTATCAAGTCTTTAGATAAATATAGAGGTGCTAAAGAATACGCAATGTATTGTGGTATCAACTTATCTTTAGATATTGATGACTTATTAGCTGCTCAAGGTGCATATGCTGCTGGTGGTGCTAACTATGGTACTTTCCAAAATAACAAAAACATGGCATTAAACCTTGGATTTAATTCTTTCTCAAGAGGTGGTTATACATTCCACAAGAAAACATATGACTTATTTAATCATCCAAAATTAGTTGGAGCAACAAACTTTAACTACAATGGATATGGTATATGTATTCCTATGGATACTCAGAAAGACGCTAAGTCTGGAGATAAAATACCTTCTCTAAGAATTAGATATAAAGCTGCTAATGGTTATTCAAGAGAGATGGAACACTGGTTAACAGGTTCTGCTG